ACTCCCCCCCCCCTCCACCGCTCCGCCCCCGGGGGTGTCAGATTAGCCCCCACCTTGTTAGTTATGTCGCCCCGTGGCTGCTCTCCGAAGTGCTTGACGCACCGAGCGTCCAGGCGTCCAGGCGTCCAGGCGTCCAGGCGTCCAGATGTCCAGATGTGTAACGCCCCTTTATCATCTTTTGCCCCTTTTTGCCTAAAATGCGACTTTTTGTAAGTCCCAAAAAGTGTTTTCCCCGTGTTTTCGGAGACCAAAACGGCAAAAAAGCGACTTTTTGTATATTTTGAGCTACTTCGCTAGCGCCCCTTCTGGCTGGCTTTGCGCCTTTCTTTGGGTGCTATCTGAGTGCGCTCCGTGGTGCGTTCTACTTAAAGTAATACTATAAGTATCGGGGTTTAAGTGGGTGAAAATGAGAGGATTACATTTTGGGGACGTGAAAGTAATAAGCGCATCACGAAAGGTAACCCCCTACAAAAGCGAAAGCAACCTAGCTACATATATACAAATAAAGGCGTAAACAACCTACTGCATCCAGAGATATAAGTAGCTGCGTTTATCTGTATTTTCTTATTTCGCTCAAAAAAATTTTAACCTTGCAACCTATTGAAACTCAAGAACATAATAAAATATATGCAAAAAAGGTGAAGAAAATTTAATAGAAAATTTGCATATATCGAAAATCCGTTATACCTTTGCAATCGAGTTCAGAGAGGAAAGCCTGAACAATGATATTTATTTACTTACTTATTAAAAAATTTTATTTATGAAACACATTTCTAAAAATTCACAAAAAGGACTTCAGTTTTTGCACGCTTTCGAGATTTCAAGGCAAAATCATGTTACATCTTTACACGACGTTTATGCATCTTGCAGTTCGGCGAAAAAAAGGGCCTTATTCCTTTGCGAAAAAAAAAGGCAAGAAGAGAATGCTACAAGTTTAGGTTATATCATATCTCATACTTGTAACTTTTTCACCTACGCCTTTGAAACGGCCGAGGGCTTGCGGGTGGAGACGGCTTATAACTCGTATATAATTTTATAAACCCCTTAAAATTAAGATGTTATGAAAAGAAAAACAGAAAATTACAAATCTCTTTATATATCAGATTTTTTGCCGAAGATGAACCTTTATATTGTGCAACGCTTGAGGCTTGGGCCCTTTTACAATCTTATAAGCCTTTATATAAAGGAGTTAGAATTTTGGCTGATACTGGACGTTGTATAAAAATTGTGCGAATTAAATAGCTTAGCCCCTTTCGAGGGGCTTTTTTCTTTTTTATTCGGTCCTTGTCTTTCTGTCTTTTGCCGTGTAACTCAATTTGAGGGCAAATAAACGGCTTTATATGTCGCAAAGGTATAACGATACCACCAACAACCTATAAACGCAAATAAAGGGCTTTTTTCACTCCGTGGGTTTGTTTGAACTGACCACTCGATTACTGGAGGCTCTCCACGGCTGCACGGCTGCACCGCCTGAACCCCTGAACCCCGAGCAAACAGGCACAACACCCCCGGCGGGTATTTTTAGATTTCTCCAACCGAAATTTTTAGACGGAAATTTTTACTTTTGTAAACAGCTAATTTTTAGACAATTATTTTTATTTTTCATCAAAGTTTATGCAAATTATTTGAGTGAATTTTTCAAAAAAATTTGCAGTTACGAAAATAATAACTACCTTTGCATCCGAAACGACAACAATCAAAATTTTTAGATATGCTTAAAACACTTACAGACAAACCCCTCAGGGGTAATTTTACAGCCCTCCAAATTGAGGTCCTGAACTATGTAACAAAAAACAACATTCCAGAAGAGACTAAATTTTTTGGCGTTCCTGGCCATCCTCGATACGGTTCATCTTCTTGTGCTACTTTGGTAGTTCAGAATGATGATGCGATGGTGGAGGTAAATTTTGCACTCAATGCCAATTCGCGCACCCCTCTACTACTTTGCGCAAAAAAAGTCGGTGTAAACCCAAAAAGTGAACCGAAACCCACAACTCAAAAAATGGAAACTAAAAAAGAAACTGAAATGAAACAGACAAACACAACAACCCCGAACGGACTACTTGATCCGCTTGTAGATTACTTGCAAAATACTGTTATATCCAGTCTACAAGCGCAAATAGATGACCTCAAAAAGAACGCACCATCATCGGCCGCTCTGGAGGTGAAAACGCCTAAAGGCACGGCAAAAGTAGAAGGGCTAACACATAAAATATTCCCTGATGCACTTTCATACCTTTGCGCGGGCGAAAATATATACTTTTACGGCCCTGCGGGTTCTGGAAAGAATGTTATTTGCGAGCAACTTGCAAAGGCTTTGAATGTGGATTTTTACTACCAAAATACCATCTTGACAAAGTTCGATTTGTCGGGATACACCGACGCAAACGGAAACTATCAAAATACGCCCTTTTACGAGGCGTGGACAAAGGGCGGTTTAATAATGTTCGATGAACTGGACAACTCCACGGCGGAGGCTATCATTGCTCTAAATGCAGCACTCGCAAACGGCTATTTCACCTTTCCGAACTGTGGCAAAGTGAAAAAGCACGAAAATTTTTACTGTGCTGCAGCCGGTAACACCAACGGTTTAGGCGCTACTGAGGAATATTGTGGCCGTTTCCAGATGGATGAAAGTAGTCGAGATAGGTTTATTTTTATCCCCGTGGACTATGATGAAAGAATTGAAAAAGCCCTTTGCGGTAATGATATGGAAATTTTTAGCTTTGTTCACGGCCTCCGACTTGCAGCAAAGGACACAAAAATACACCTTATTTGCGGATACAGACTTATTGCACGCCTTTATAAGTTCAGGGAAATGAATAAAGCTACGGTACTGGATAACACTCTTGTGAAAGGACTTTCAAAGGATGTTATTTCCGAACTCGTTTGCCGTATGGATAACAACAACGAATATACAAAAGCACTTGCGAATCTTGCTAAATAGTTACGGATATGGAGAAAATAGACAAAATTTTTACTTTTAATTCAGTTCAGGAAGTATGCAAATATATCGAGCGCACTCCGAACTGTGAGAAAAACCGCACTTCTGATGATGTTTCAGAAAGAAGTTTCATATTTTCCGGTACAAAAAGCCTCGAAGAGGCTTTATCCCTTTTGCAAAATGGAGATAACGAACTATTAAAGAAAATACTAGCAGCCCCGAACACACCTAAATTAAACGCACAAAGGCAAAAGACTTCCGGAATTGAGATATACCGATCCGCGCAAGGCTTTGTTCCGAATATAGGGGCGGTAATGGCCGGGCATCCGGTAAATATGTATAATTGTCGTCGAACTTTCACAAAGTCCGCAAAGATACTTAATATCATATACGACATTTCCACCCCTCAAACAACCCCGGCAAATGAAATTCTCAAAGCCTCCACAAAGCTATTTAATTACATATACGCAAAAGAGGCCGAAGGCTACCGGGTGAACCTTTTTGCGTGCTGTTTAGTTTATTTCCGAACTATTAAACAGTATATTATGTGGAGTGTTAAACTAAAATCGTCCGATGAACACTTTGATCTACTTCGCACGGCCTTTCCACTTTGCCACCCGTCTTTTTTACGTCGTGTTGTTTTCGCACTGGAGGAAAGGGCTAATATACAAGCATATTCCAACGGATACGGCACTACCCTTTCCACTTCTTTCGCAAAAGGTTTAATGATTAAAAATTTTCCAAACTTTGACTATTATAACATCGAAACAATCGAAAACGCAAAGTAGGCCACTTGTGCCTACTTTCTTTCTCTTTATACTCTTTGACTTACTGACAAGAAACGAACACGGCCGTACGACTTAATTTTAGGCCGTTTCTTTGGGTTTATAATCCGTTTTGGTAGTCTTATACCAATAAGGCCGTATAAGTCCGAATTTAGGCCGTTTTTGTCCTTTTCGCCTGAATACTCGACAAAAGGACAACTCAGATACCCACGGGTATGCCTCCGCACATTCGTGCGTATTATACGCACGCACCCACAGGGATAGCCGGCACAGATAGCCGGCACAGACAGCCGGCACTACCTCCGTGAATTTTTAGTCCGTGAATTTTCGAAAGAAAAACGGGTGAAGTGAATTTTCCACCCCACCCGAAATTTTTAGCTTTCTTCGCTCAGAACAGCAAGTCATCGTTTCCCCCGTCAGTCCGTGAATTTTCAACTCGTGAATTTTCAGCCCCCTTCCTGTCTTCCCAATCATCTGGCTTAAGGTCGCAAATATATACTGCTTTCTTCGCATCCTTATCCCAGATGGTTACCGTGTGCGTCTCCCCGAATTTTCCTTTTTCTCTCAATTCGGACACCGAAATATACACACCCTTTGCACCACTCTTGGTGGTCTGCACTAAATTCTTGGGGATTGCACTCAGGCGCAAAAACCCCTTTAACCTGTTACCCATAATTTTCAAACAATTTTTTATTTTCCGCCTCGGATGCAAACTCCGCAATCCGAATGGATGCTATCTTAAAATTTTCTTCGTTCTTCTCAAATCCAATGTAGTTTCTTCCCTCCAACCTGCAAGCGACTATCGTGGTGCCGCTCCCGACGCAAGGGTCTAACACTACATCTCCCTCGTTGGAATACATCCTCACCAGCTTACGCACAAGCCCCAACGGCTTCTCGGATGCGACCCTCTGCTTTTGGACGCTTGCGTATTCAAGTATCGTGGTAGGGTAGTTGCGTTTGGACTTTCTTTCTCCGCTCCGCCTTATGCTCCCTGCATAGCACTTTCCTCCGCCCTTCGTGTATTCGGCTCCTCGGGATGATACCACTCCGCTATTGTAGGTGTGCTTTCCTTTCGCTCCGAATACCAAAATGTCCTCGTGTTTACTCATAGGCTTTTGGCTTGCGTGGAAGAAATCCGAAATACGATTTTTAACCCATACCAAATTGTACCTATACCACTTTGGATTGCTCGCAATAACACTCGCTACAAATGTCCCCGATGCAAAGAATAGGATGTTGCCGCCTTTCTTGATTACTCGCCTATACTCCCTCCACAACGCATCAAGGTCTATCTTCTCATCCCACTCCACTCCTCCTCGCTTGATTGCTCCGCCATAAGGCAAGTCGCACAAGATTAAGTCCACCGACCTGTCGGGTATTTTCATCATCCCTGTAAGGCAATCTTCATTGTGTATCTCGTTCAGCATTTTCCAACCTTTCCAAAAAGATTTTCTTTTCGCTTTGATACTTGTCCAGATACTTAACCATTCCGTCGATAAACCACTCTTTCACATCCTTTCCGTTCTTCATCAGCTCCTGCAAGCAAGTATCCAAAATTTCCTTTTTCCCTTGCAATCCGATAAACGCCTCGCCATTGTTGCACGCGCACATAAAAAAGATGTTACACCTTTTTTGTAAAAACTTCAAGCACCACTTAATAATAATAAGATTTTTCATATCTCTAATATACTAATCTTTAGTCACTTTCGCAATAGTTTCCCTTAATTTCTTTGAACCTTACGAACATTATTTTGCCCCATTCATCCTCAAACTTAAATCCGATGATTGTTTCATTCTGCCTTTCCGTGATGACCTTGATTTGATTTCTCGGCTCGTTCAGGTTCATCGCTACCACCATCTTCCTCAACCTCGTTCCAAACACCTCCAACTGCTCTGCCGTAAATAGTACCCTCTCAAAGTATTCCAGCGCATCTCGCAATTCCGTTCCCTTCTTGCTTGGAGTTATTCCGTACAACACTTCGGATAAAATATATTTCCTTTCTTCGCTCATTATCCAACCCAATTTTTTAATTAAAGTTTCGTTTATTGGCTTGGGAACATCCACCGCCAATACCCTTTTCTCCTTGACCCTACTCCGCCTTACTGCCTCCCCTTTTATTCCGACCTTATTTTCGGCCGTTTTAGGCGGCATTAAAGGCTTTGGGGTACTCTTTATCGGCTTTGGCTCTTTCGGCTCTTCTACGGGCTTGTTTTTGGCTCTCTCCGCCCTTTTCTCCGCCCTGCGCTCCCTCTGCCTTTGCGACAACCTCTCTCGGTTCTTCTTTTGGTATACCCTATCGTACTCCCTGCGCTTTTCCTTTTCTTCCTCCGTTCTTTGCCTTTTGGTAGTTGGCTCGGGCTTGCTCTTTAAGTCTGTCTGCATTCTTCTTGTAGTATTCTTTGCTATATTCACTCAATCGCTCTTTATTCTCTCGGTAGTACCACCGCCAATAGGCTCGGTTTTCCTCCCTGTATCGCTTATCGTAACGGCTCTTGCGCCTTGCCTTGCACTCGGCCTGCTTGCTTATATCCCCTTTCTTCTCCCAATACCGATTTCTGCTCCGCTCCAATATCCGCTTGCGATGCAACTGGTAGTAATGCTTATTGTATTCCTGCCTTGTCATACCAACAACAATATTGTAAACAACACCACCAAATGCAATACAACGGACAGCCATACCATAGGGATTTTCAATTCTTCGACCTCATCCGCCCACATCTCCGTGTAGAAATGCCCATAGTTTCCTCCCTTATGCAACTTGCAGTGAATAATGCTCGGAATACCGATGATAAACAAATAAAGCCACCCAAATATAAGGCTCTGCTTATAATGCCCTATTTCGTGCCTTTCCGTGCTCGTAGGAGCGGAATAATACTTATCCATATTGATAACGATGAACTCGCCCAGAGTTACCGCCCCTCTCATCTTCTCGGAGTACCATATCCGCTTGCCGTCTACCCTCTTGATAGTGTCAGCTCTAACTACCATAACAAGCAACAAGCCTATTATGTTTTGTGGCAACTGCCACAAAAATTTTACTAATCTTTTCATTTCTTTTCCTTTTTGAATTTTCCCTCGCAGAAGATGTCCCAAGCACCCTTTGCGTTTATGTCCATTCCGTTCCATTGCGGAAACTTCGTACATATATGCACTTTCCTCGTACATCCCTTTCTCGTTTTCCGCAGCGCAAATGCTATTTGGGTTTATCATTCTTTTGCTCCGAATTAAAGGCATTGTGGCGGGACTTGAACCCGCATCTCTCGCAGTACCACCGAATTAAAATTTAACTCCACCTACTTGCACTGGATACCCAAGCGATTATACCATTATACCACACAATGCCATTTATTTATAATTTGATTTTGTTTGCTTCTTCCCTCATTCCTGTAACTCGCAAATACTGCTGAAACTCGTGTAGGTAATCGAAATCCATTGTTATCTCCGTCACTGCCTCCACCTGCTCTCTCACCTCATCCATTGGGATGCCATAACAAGGCTCTATCTTATTATCGAACTCCCACGGGTCGGCTTCGTTTCCCTCAAAAGTGCCATAGGCATAGTCTTCGCCAAGTCCGACTATATAGAACCTAAATCCGTGGTCATCCTGTATCCAGTCACCTATCATAAGGTCACGGCACTTTATAACATTGCTTTCCTGCATACTTCTCCAAAGTTTCTTGCTTTTTCTTCAATCCCTAACGCATATAGGCAATTCGTCTCGTAACTCATATCCCCATAACTCTTGCCACTATAAGAGTTATAGACCTCCGCATTGTTAGTTACATAATCTTCAGAGATGACTCGGATTAACACTTGTTCTTCAACGAGTTTCTTGAAATACAATCCCCCGTAGTTTCCCTTGTGGAAACCTGCCTTTTCGAGGCTCTCTGTCAATTTATCCCTGTATGTCATAGCCTTGTCGCATCTATTTTTTCCGTCCATTCTGTCAACACAGACAATACGCACATCTCTGCCGTCATCTGTGACTACTTTCCGTTTCGGATTGGCTTGCAATTCCTCTAAACTAAATCTTGTTAATTTCTTTTCCATAATGTTGTGTATTAAATTATATGCAAATATAGTAATTCTTCAATAAAGTACAAAATTTTTCCGCAATAAATTGTATTCTTTCTTCAATAATTCTATCGTCCGCTCGTTCTTCGCATTGATTATCATAGCTTTACGAGTAGTGCTATGCTCCCACTGATTATGGTGTTCCGCACACAAGATATTCACATTCCTCGGGTCGTGAGCGCACTCGGGGTGCGACCCCCGAGTAAGTATGTGGCTCACATTCGTTGCGCTTGCGTATCGTATGGGCTTGCCACATTCCTCACAGATATTCGGCTTGTGCTCGATGCACCACTTGTAGAACTTTGCGTTATCCTCCATAGTGTTCTTGCCGAACAACTCCCTTTGGATTTCTTCCCTCAGATGTATGTCCATTGGCAACCTTGCATCCGTCAAAGGCTCATAGCCCCTTGATACTGCATACTCGTATTCTTCCCTTGTAGTTATCATATCGGGTCATTCAAGATTGTATAATAATTCTCCGCCATATACCTCTGTATCCAAGCGACTACCTCCACCGCCTCCGCACTGTCCAATTCCTCCCACTCCCTCATCCGTACCTTCCACTTGCCCTCTACCCTTTCCTCCGAAAGGAACAAAGGGCATACCGCCCTAATTCGGTTGTAGGTCTGTTCTTCCGTGCAATCCTCCCCAGCATCGTAGAAAGCCCTCTGCACCTCCTTTATCACATAGCCGAAGAAATATGCCTTCAACTTGCAAGACGGCTCTTTGCTTTGTATTTCCGCTCTGAGGATGATAGAACGATTGGGGTGCATCTTGCAAAACTCATCCAAGTCCGCAAGACGCACCACCAGCTCGCCATTACTATTTATCTTCCCCCAGATTGTCTTTCTCCTTACCCGCATTCAATATCCTCCTTATTCGCATCCTCATCAATACGGCTTCCGCCTCGCTCTGGAAGTAGTTGCCACTCTGCTTTAATTCTTTCGCCCACGAGAGTTCTATGTCACTATGCTCCACCTCTCCGAACACATTCAGCCAATAGTACATACTACCTCCTCCTTGCTTGCTTTATTCGCTCCCAAAGGGACGGCTTGCGCACCCTGTGCGGGATGTAATAAACGGCATAGCGCACCTCCCTACCTGTCTTTCTTGACCTCGCCTTTCTCCACTCCGTGACTACATAAAATTTAGTCCCCTGCAAGTCCCTGCGGACTAATGTCATTATTGCCGTATGATTGCTGACCCCATAGTCGAACAACATAGACAACTGGTCTAATGTTTCTCCACGAAACAATGCGTCCTTGATAATGTCTTTCTGTGATTTCATAATGCTAATAATTATTGGTTGTTCCTATCAATTTCCAAGTTTCTTCGTTCAAAGGTAGGCAATATTCGTGCATCTCCGTTCCGCATCTCCCGATAATCTACACCTCGTTCCAGTCAAACCCTCCGCATCGCCAAGTACCTATGAAGATTGCCGTACCCCACCTTTGGTGTTCCGTCATACGGCTTACAACAATGTCACCTGCTTTCATTTTCTTCGCTGAATTAAGTGACTAATACCCTCGTACGCATATCCCAAAAGCAAAGGGATTAAAACAAGCAATCCGAAGAACGCATAGTATTCTCTCGGCACCTCAATAAAGAGGTCGGTTATTCCGCATCCAAGCATACCCAGCACTCCGATAATAGCGGCTAATATAAGCGCATACACGCAAGCCATTTCTACAATTACTAATACCTTTTTCATATTTTTTCTTTTAATATTGTCAAACTAAAAAGAAAGGAGGGAAGAATTATGCGAAACTGTAACTAATACCGATTTATTCACACTTATTAAACTTAAACACTATTTTCAATTCTCTCTGCGTACTCACTACGCCTCTCCTTTCATTTGCAAAGGTATAACGATTATTTTACATTTCCAAATAATTCTACAAAAAATTATAGATTTTTTGTCTTGCATACTCCGCTATCAATAGACTATCCCTATCTAAATGCTTGTAGTCCTTGAAGTTAGGGAACAATCTGTTGCCAATATCCAAACTTGCCTTTTTTAGGTCGGTTGCGCCCTTTGGTAGCATATTTCTTTGCCATTCCTTGCTATCTATGTACCGCAAAGGCAAGCACAATTCCTCGATGCATATCAATTCCGCCTCGTGACAACGCAAGGCCGATGCAGTAGCTAAAAACCTCGTGGGATTGACCATTGGGCGTTCCATAACCACTATTGTTTCTTCGCCCCTATAAGGCTCTAAAATAGCCTTAAATTGGCCGTAGTCAAGCCGTGTAATGTTCTTCTTCGCCTTGGTGTAGTCTTGCTCCTTTTTGGTCGGTATTTTGCCGAAGTGGTTGCCTGACGGAGAGAGGACTGCAATAGTCCCCGATACTCCGTTGTCTATTCCGATGTATGTCTTCATAACTAAAATAATTTTGGTTGCATTTCTTCCCAGATAATATCCAATAAACGGCTCTGGTCTTCTTTGTTCGTCTCCCGCGTTTTCCGTACGAAACTTTCAACCGCTTTCAAGGCTTGCACCCTCGCTTCTTCTTCGGTAAATCCCCTATCATCCTTTTGGAGCATAACAGGACGACACCCTCCGCCTGTGTTGTAATTTATGATATACCCAAAATCCCATTTGCCGTTTGGACTTTGTGCTATCTCCACTTGTATTTCCCATTCACCCAGATTGCGTGTGAATACAATTTTCGGATTGGTGCATACTCCATATTCGTTATATTGAAATTCAGTCTTCATCGCTTTCCTCCTTTTTAAGCCATAGCACAGCTTTGTTCGCCAGCACATAGCAAGTCTTGTTCAATCTCTCTCCGTTATTGAGGTTGCAGATGAAATCCACATTCAAGTCCCTCTCGTAACTGTTCATTACCCTCGTTAGGCTTTTTCGCATCCGCTTGAGGTGCATATTCGTTTCGCCTTTCCCGAAAGGCAAGGTGGTGTATTCCGTAGTCCAGAGTATCCCCGAAATCTGCACCAACAGGTCGCAAAGCAATATGGATGATAGGACATTTCTTGCTTTCTCCCCATAGACATCCAAAGAGGTGTATAACTCCATACGGTACATCTCCACATAGTTGTGTAGATACACTCCAAGCCTGTCCATTTCGTCCGTAACGAACTCCGTTTCTTCCAAGTCCAAGCACCGGAACAAATCCCAATTAAAGGCTTTGTATTCATTCGCAAAGTCCGTGAGGTACTTTCTCGCTTCGTGCCGGAACTCCTGATTGCGTACCTCCTTTGAATAGATTTGGTAGGCAATATCCATAATGTAGAAAGGGACTAATAATTGCGTGCCGTCCCCATTCACTCGCAGTCCCCTTTGCTTGAGGTACTTGTCGGCTAATTCTTTATAACGTCTCATATTTCATAAAATTTTGTGTAGTTGTCATTACTTTCGCATCGTATGGTGACATCCTTGATGCCCTCCCTGTTCTTGCGAAGATACATATTTACTTCTTTCGTGTTGTTGCCCTCTGCATCCTGCTTACGCTCCAGCATAAGCACTATATCCGCATCTTGCTCGATTGAGCCGCTATCTCGTAGGTCATAGAGTTGTGGTGCTCGGTTCTCGCTCGCTACTCGCCTATTTAACTGACAAAGCAATACAATAGGTATTTTCAAGGCTTTTGCCAATTTCTTCAACCTCTTTGTCATTTCGCCTACCTGTATGTTCTGACTTTCCGCCCTTTCCGTGGATGACATCAACTGCAAGTAGTCCACAAAGGCAATTTCGCACTGCCCTCTGTGGTGGTTCTTCGTGATAAGCGCACAGACATCCTCTATGGTGCTCGGCTTTTCGTCCATATACAAGGTCTTTTTCGCCAAGACTGCCTTTGCCCTCTCGAAACTCTGCCAATCCATCTCTCCGCTCGCCATTTGGTACGAATTGACATACTCGGTGCTGCACAATAGCCTTTTCGCCAAATCCACATTCGTCATCTCCAGCGAAAGCACCAATGTAGGGATTTGTCTTTCCGCACTCGTACTCGCCATTTGGAGCATAAATGCCGTCTTGCCCACCGATGGTCTTGCAGCCAAGATAACGAGGTTGCCTGCTGCCAATCCTCCGTAGGTCAGTCTGTCCAAAGATGGAAAGCCCGTGGCGATGCGCTTGAAATCGTTATTCTGAATATGGTCGACAACCTTTTCCACAACATCGTCAAGTAACTCCGTGCTATCCGTTAGAGTGCCCTCTTGTAGGCTCTTTTTCAGTTGCTCGGATTGCTCGAACAATTCTCCCTCCGTGGTGGTTGGCTGTACTGACATTCGTAGTCCCTCGGCACAGAAGAAATAGAATTTGCGCTTCTGCATTATCTCCACCAATGCCATACAATGCGCACGCAACTCAAATGCGTTTATGACATAGGCGGAATTGGTTATCAATTCGTGGGTGAAAAAGGCTTTGTCTATTCGTGTGGAAATAGTCATAAAGTCTATTTTTTCCCTATTCTCGTACATCTCCTTTATTGCCCTGTATGTATCCTTGCATCGCTTGTCGTAGAACATATCAAGGCAAGTGCAGTCCCATACCTCTCTCAAAAGGTTTGTGCCTGTTATCATTTCGCACAGGGTTGTCACCTCCAGCTTGAAATCGTTGGGGATGGCGAACTCCGTTATTGATAGTGGGTTTTTCTCTCTCATATTCCAAGATTTTTAAGCACTTCTTTTGCGTCAAGTGAGTTGTCAGGGGTTGTCGGAGCTGCCGTCCTTTGGTATCGTGCCTTTCTTTCGTCATCGTTCCTCTTCCAAGTTTGCAATCTTCGTTTCAACTCCCAAGTCTTTTCCTTCTCAAAGCGCATCTTCTTTCCTCCGAACTCCGTCCAATAGTCGCAGAAGGCATCTATCATTTTCCGCCCATACTCTGGGATAAACTTGTCGGCCTGCTCTCGGAAGGCTTGCTCCCTTTCCTCTCGGGTTGCCGATAGGGGGGGATTATTAAGGGGGGTCATAGAATAGTCTTTTCCTTTTTGGTTGTTTAAGGGGGATGGTGTATCACCCTCGGTGCTTTGATTTGACATTTGTGGGTCGCCAAAGAAAATGCTTTTTTCTTTGCTAATACTATTTATAGTATTAGTTTCTTTTATTGAGTTTATATTTGTGTATATATCTGGTATAGGTGTGGTACTTTCGCCATCTTGATATGGCGATTTCGCCACATCCATTAACATACTTTCCACTTTATCGAAATCTATGCTATACCAAAGGGTTCTATCGTACTTGTTAGTGTTGTAGTTACCTACCAATATAATTCCCTTATCTCGCAATTCTTTCATTATGCGCTTTATTTGGTCTTTGCTCCAGAACGGATATTGTTCCGCAAAGGCATCCAGAGTATTGTAAGTCCAATAGCGACCATCGTGGAAACTGACATCGTTCTCTTTATTTTTTTTCACCCAGAAATAAAGATTGCTCAATAAGACTGCGCCATTTATTCCAAAAGCCATCGCCCATTCGGCAGTAAAACTATAAATTCTATGTTTACCTTCTCTGCTTAAACTATTCATAAATAACTAAAATTAAAAAAAGCCCTTTTTCGGGTGTGTAAGTCAGTCCACTCCCTACTCAAAGGCTCTCTTGTAAATTTCTATTTCACCAGATTGCTGACTTTCAATCTGTGAGCTGTCCTTTCGGACTAACTCTAATGCAAAGGTAGTAACTTTTTCGGTTTTTCCAATATCTAATCGAATCTCGTTCGCTTTTCCTCGTACAAATCGTCTGGGTCGGGTCTAAATCGCTCCATATACTTCAAGTAAGCGGGGTCGTCCGTAAGCATTATACCTCTGCCGTCGCAATACTCACATTCCACCAATCCGTCCTCGGTCATTTCGTACCCACTGCCATTGCAGTAAGGACATTCATCATATTCGTAACTTGCACTCATAATTGTTGTGTAACTTAATTTAAGGCTATTTTAAGCCGTTTATAACTATTTTTGGATACTCTTATCGTCTTTGCGCTTTATTGCGCTCCTATGCCCCTTTTTCTGCTTTCGCTTTGCCAAAAACAATTTGGCGGCTTCAAGGTTTCTCTTTGCAGTATTCGTGGGGTCTTGGTACTCTACTCTCTCCCCTTTTTGCTTTCGCTTTTCCCATTCCAGCGCTCTCCTCTTTGTCGCTCTTTCCGCCTCTTGTTCCCCGTGCGCTTTGTGGCTTGTGCTCTTGCCCCTCATTCCCCTATACCAAAAGAAAAACTCATTGTGGCGCTCTATCCACTCCAATTTTTCCTTTTCGCTCAATTCCTTGTAAGGGAAAGCCGACAATAGAGTGTACTCCCTTTTGTTCCCTGCCAAGATGCTCTGCTTGTAACTCTCGCTGTCTTGGTACTTGTTCATCAATTCCATAAACCTCGGAAACCAACTCTGCGAAGAAAGATAACCGAAGATTTCGCTCTTGTCCCTGTTCATCGCCCTAACATTTTAACTTCTTGTACTTTCGCTATGTTCGTTTCCGTCTCGTTCGGCACCAAAGTGACTACTGGGAAACGGCTACCCGATGGATTGTCGGATTTCGCAAAGGCTACATTCAAGTCGCACAATACTCCGCTTATGTGTCCATTGCTCTCCAGCATCGCATCGAAGGTGTCTCGTATTTGTGGGATGCTACTTGCGCTCGCCTTCGTCTCAAATGTCCATACCCCATAAATCTTGTTCACCAAAGGCAACACTACATTCAAGGTCAGAGTGACCTGCCACCCTGTCTTGCTCGGGTACTTCTTCTCCACTTGCGCCATAATGTCGGGATTGTCGGAGATGTTGCATCTCACTCTCGCCTGCTTTCTCTCGCTCCATATCAAAAATTCCTCTCCGTCTCCCTCTGCAACCTTTCTGCCGGCATTGTCCCTGTAAACATAATTCTCCCTACATACTTGCTCCGGGTCATCGCTCGGAAAGTACACCAATAGACTATTTGCGTGCGGATACACCGCATCGAACAAAGGTGCATACTTGCCTGTGGCTATGAAGTAGTCCACCGACTGCGGAAAGCCTTTCTCACTTCTCTTTCCGCATTTGATTTTTCCTAATCTTGGAGGAAGTGGCGATACCGCCACCTCCCTCTTAATCCTACCTTTCATAACCTAAAATAATTCATCTTCTTCAATTTCATCCTCTGCGCTCTCCGCTTCCTCAATCTTCTTCCTATTCTCTTTCACCAGCTCCGCAAGGTTGAACACCTGAACATTGTTCTCCTCCTTTTCGTTGAGGTCTATCACACCAGAGATGTTCACTATCTTCCTATCCTGCTCCTCCTCGCAGGCGAACAAAGCGAGTATTGGGTCTACCTTTGCTATTGCGGGGTTGTCCGTCTGTTCCTCGTAATTGTAAGACGGCACTTTCTTTGCCGTGCCCATCCACTCATTCGGAGCGATGTTGAACATTCGGGAAATAGGCATTTCGGGGAAAGTCTCGTTCCACATTCTGCGGTATATCTCCAACTGCTGTGCATAACTATCGTAAAAGCCTTTCTTTCCGCTTTTGAAGTCTATTATGGCATAGATGCGCTTGCCGTATTTCTCCCTTGCCTTGCCCTCGTCACTTGCCTTTGCGACCATTTCTTCCTCTTTGGATATTGGGTATTCCCTAATGTCCGCCACGAGGTCTATCATTCCTGCCACCCCCATAGTCGGAGAGTACAAAGCCACCTCCACCGCAATAGGTCTGACGTCATAGTCCCTCATCCACTTGGCAAATGCCACCATATCCGCCTTTGCCTCCTCTATGTGGCTCTCCACAAAGCCGTAAGGAAGTTTCTCCCTCTCTACATACTTTTCAAGTTTCTCCTTGATTTCTTCCAGATTAAACCTACGAGAAATGACCAACTGCTCAATAAGTCCGTGGATGAAAGTACCATAGGCAGCTCTCTCGTTTGTGTAGTTGTCCGCAGCCTCCTTGCCCAGACGCAACTTCCAATCCGTCAGTACCCTGTTCTCGGGTGCGACCTTGTGGAGCACTGTCGTTACACTCGGGAAGAAGATAGGCTCTCCGTCCGTTCCGAAAGTGTAGTAGTATCTCTCTCCCCTTGAGTTGAGCTGATACAACCTGTAAGCAACATCCTTTAATGTTGTGGCATTGAAATACAATGCTTTCATCTGCTCGGCAGTAGTGCCGAAAGCAATCTGTGTTTGTCCCTTTTCCATATTGTTTCTAATTGAATATTTCATCCAAACTCATATTCAAAGCCTTGCTCACTCTCGCCAAGTCCTTGAACTTGATTTGCTTTGTTATTCCCCTTTCGAGGTTGTAGTAGTTGGCAAGTGTCCTTTCTCCCTTGCCATAGATTGCAGTGGCAACCGCCTTGCGTGTAAGACCCAACTCTTCCCTGCGTGCCTTAATCTTCTCGTAATAAGTTTTCTTTGCCATTTTTGATTTGTGATTTAATGTATTTATCTTCTTCGCTCCCTATCTTCGTGGAGGATGTAAAAATTCTTGCTTGTACCAGATAGTCATAGTCCGCAAAGTAGAACTCTCCCTCGTGGGTCATTCCGCCCTTGCTGAGGTCATCGCCCGTAATGGTGATTATCCTCCACTTGTCCTTCTTGTAGTTAATGAATAGACACCATCCGCCATATTCCTCGTTCCCCTCGTATCCCTTGCATTTCCATTCGCAGAGTAACCTGCCATACTGCCGTTCCCTTTCCAGAACCTCTTTAGTAAGTGTTTCAAACTCTTTCATAATGTTGTGTTTTTTTTGATTTCTTTGGCAAAGGTATATACTTTCTATGACATATGCAAATTTTTCTACAATTTTTGTGAAATTTTTTGAAAACGAAAAAGAGGATTGTCAATTCCGGCAGCACAATCCCCTTTTTACACAACATTAAAAATAAAGTAATTATGAAACATTCAGTTCTAACTGTATCTCCCGACAGAGTTAGAAGAACAAAAACAATATAAATTATATGTCAACATTCTTTCTCCGTATCTCCCGACAAGGGGAAAGGTAAAATTTGATTTAAGACTTGAAAATATATACAAATATATAAAAAAAGCCTGAATTTCGCAACTCAGACTTTCCTTTGCACGAAAATTAAACCTCGCGCGTTCACTTACTAAACCCACTTCTTTATGAAACTGCTGCAAAGGTACGAAAAAAGTCCGTATTTCACAACACGGACTTCTTCGCTAAAGCTAAATCTTAAAATGAAAATTATTTGCCATCGTTTACTTACAATGCAAAGTTAAACAAATTATACGAAACTCCAATACCTATGTAGGGTTTTATTTCTCCGCAATACCCTATGCCGACCTGTATGCCCAATGAGAATTTTTGGTTCAAATACTCGGTCTTTGTTCGGTATATTGTGGTCGGATAAACCTCTATGCTCTCCAATCGTGGGGAATATCCGCTCACTATGGCTCGGTAGGTACTATCGGCATATTCCCTTTCTTCCCTCGGTAGTGTGACATAGGTAGTGTCATTCCGAACTATCGTATCCCTCACCGCCACATACATCGTGTCTACTATCCTCCGCTCAATTTCGGTAGGCTTTAAGACGATTATAGTGTCCCTTACGATAACTTCCTCCACTTCGGTCTTTATTATCGTTTTAGGTGGCTTAAAATAGGCAAATAGGAGCAATCCTGCGACCGCCCCTATCACCATTCCAAGACAAATGTTCTTTATCCCCTCAAAAGACATATCCCAATCGCTATTAGTATGCCCAGCGCATCAAAGACTAAATCGTGGATGATTTGTTTCTTCGTTGCGTGCTTGTACGATGCATCCCAACATTCTTTGATTACTGCGCAAAAGACAGCCACCATAGTACCTGCTATCGGGAAAATAGCCGTGTCGAACAATGCAAGTGTAACTACAAGTGCATAGCATACGAGCAAATGCAGTAGTCCGTCAGTCTGCATATAGCCCCAGATAAGTTTGAAAATCTTCTTCATACTCTGTGAATTTTTGGTTGTTAATCTTCGTAATAATCCCACATAACTTCCTGCGGAAGTGTCGGGTCAAAGTCAGCGTGGATGAAAGTCTTCCCCACACCAATCCTCGTGCAGTAGTTGTCCATAAGCGCACGGACAATCTTAAATCGGTTGGCGGAAGTGGTACACCTGATGTCAAGTGCCATTCCCCTCGTGTGAGCTGAATTGCCGCTCCTGCCCTGTTTCTTCTCCCAATCCGGACTACGATAAGCCGAATTGATAACAAGCGGTATTCCTGCGTCTTCCCTTACTCGGTCAAAGTAGGTCATCGCATCCTCGTCCATATCTTGCAGACTGCAAGGTGGATTGCACCGCCTAAATTCTTTCTCGGAAAAATACTTGCTCTTAATCATAAGTTGATATTCTTGTAAAACTCTAACTTAATCTTCGCATAGATTGTTTCCACATTCGTCCTCACAAGCCTTTGCTCGTGGTCGGAATAAACCTCGCTCTTGACAACCTCCGCTACCCAATCAATCCACTTGTCATCCGTGTAGGTAGAGAGTTTCTTTCCTCGGTAGGTGAAACAATCCAGCTTGGAATTGCGGTCATCGTGCACATTGGTGCATAGGCTGCGTATCTTTCGCTCCGTTGCGTCCTTGTCTACGATGTGGTTCTCGGTTCTGACCTGCTCAATCATCTTGACTGCGGTTTCCACTCCCAAGTCAAACACCAATCCACTGATGGTCTTGACCCTTAATTGAGTTTCCACTTTCAGTCCCTCGGCTATGTCATCCAACTTGTCGTTCTGCGATTTCGTTTCAGTGACTAATTCCTCCATAGCCTTCTTTTGATTGTCCATAGTGTTGTTTATTACACGCATAAACCACCTGAAACAAGTAACCATAAGTATTGCGGAAAGAACAAGGAAGAACCCTGCCGTGACCGCCAACATTCCGAAGTTGGAAATACTCTGTGCTGTATTTATTGCGTCCCCTATCATTGTGTAATAGTGATTTCTTGTACGATTGTTAATGTAACATTAGTAAATGTTTCGTAATCTATACCCGTTTCAGCTAACCAACGTTTTATTACACCTGTTTGAGAAGTTTCAGTTATAATAACGTAAGCATCAGTTATTCCAGCGTGGTCTACAAAGAGTGTATCTAAACCATAATCTCTTCTATCAGTACCTGTTGCGTCTCCTATTTGTCCGTATAGGCTGAGTAAATTCAATTCAGAAACAGGATTAACTGTAAAGCTTATGACAGTTCCGACAACCAACTCATCTATGTTCTGTTCAATTTCTATTTTTCCTATTTCCTGAGGTACCTTGACATCTATCTTTACACTCTTCATAGCATCAAAGCCTGTACTGGGTATAACAGAGAAGGAACCATTTTCAAGTATAGTTATAGTGCGTAATTCTTCTACTTTTATACTGGAACCAGTTGGAATAGCCTTAATTCTATTGGCATACTCGGCAAGGGTGTCGTCGCAACTAACACCTTTTCCCTGTATTGCCGCCTTGATAGCTGCCTTTGATGCGGAAATGCTATCTAACTTTTCTATTGTTGCCATATCTCTATCCAATTATATTGTCCAACTTCGCATTAACCTGTGCAAGAGAGGTTGTGCCTTCTATGAGAGTACCATCCGCCTGCAACTTCACTTGTAGTGCATCCTCGTAATTGTTTGTGTTCTTCACCAAAATACCAAACCAATCTCCGTTTATCTTGTGGAGAGTACCTGCATACACATCCTTGTAGGTGACGTGCATAACTTGTGCATTTGGTACTTTGGAAAGGAATACCTCTAACTGCGCCTTGTTCGACAAGGTGGTAGCCGTGAGCGGTACTGGGGTGTATGAATACTTGATTGCATCCAACATCTCTGTAACCTCATTTGAGGTCTTTTCGAGGAAATAGTTGTTTGCGTCAAAGGTGATAGCCCCATCAGCGGTGCTTACATTGAACGGATAGTGATGATTTTCGTTTACATCTGTAACTATTCCCGAAAGTAAGGCTCCCGTGCCGATGTTCAGCATTCCGTGATACTCCTGTGCATTGCCTGTTATCCTAACTGGAACGGAATAGCCATTGGTAGTGCTTACACCTGCATCGGTGAGGATTTTGCGGTAAGTGGTAAGTGCTGCCTTGTTAGCTGCATTGTCGCTTGCCTTTAACTCTATTGCTCCAAAGGCTTTGACAGCATTGGCAAGTTCCAAAACATTATCTACATCAGACTGCGTAGCAAGAGGTGTAATTGTTATTTCTCCTTTGCGTGATGGGTCTAAGTCTATTTTTACTTCTGCAAGGGGGGACTCCCTTGAAAACATCATACCTTTAACTACGCCAAAATAACCTTCATAATCACCTGTTTCGTCACCAGCATTGTAAGTGAAAACTCCTTGTGCGTCGCGTTCCATACCATCACCGCCATAATCCCAAGTAACCATTCCCACAAATCTTGCTCCTTTCATATCACTTGCACCAGTCAAAGCCTTCCAATCAGTCTCGAATTTGGCTAGCTTGGCTTTTCTATCCGCATCCGTGCCTATGAGGTTTATCTCTTGGAGTATCATCTGTGAGGCAACATTTAGTGCTTCTGGCTTTATTTGTGTAATCTGTGCCATATATTATTTTCCTTTATTTGTTAAACTTAATCCCTTGGCAAAATATTCAGGCCTTTCTTTCTTGTATACCTTATAAGCTTTTTCCCTCTGCTTGTCGGTGAGATAGAACCCATTATTCTCTACATAGGCTTTGTACACCTCGTGCTGGTACTTGTGCTTTTCGTCTATTCGCTCCTTGAAGTGCTCGTAAAGCATAGTGAGGTCGGCAATAGTCAGTCCTAACTCACTTGCAAACTCCGTAACGAGGAACTTTCCGAACTCCAATCCGCAAGCCCTTTCCCTCAGTGCAAAGGAAAGGAACTCCGCCTTTTCCTTTTTCGCCCATTCCATTGTACACCGACCGCCCATAGAGGTCTGCTTGTAATGCTCATATCCTTTTGGCTCATCCGTCCAAATCAATACATCTGTGTCTTTGCTTTGGAAGTTGGGCATCCCAGTGAAGAATGCCCTGCTTCCGATTGTAAATTTCTTCTCCATACTTAATTTATCAAATCTGCCTCACAATACTGCTTGATTGCACCACTTGAGTTTTTCGCTATTGTCCACTCATAGTCCGAATTGAGAGGGAAAGAAGATGCATCTATTACGATTGCAAGTTTAGCAGTGTACGATGCACCCTTTACACCTGCTTTGACAATGAAATTTTTGAGCGGAGTACCACTTGTAGGTGTGCCACTTGACTGTATTGTTACATTTGATACGCCACTGTCCAAGTGGAAGTAGGAAACATAGTCTTGTAGTATCTTCGTATTTTGTACTTCGTTTCCGCAAGTCCAATAGTAGCAGTTGTTTCCGCAAGTCCAAGAGGAGCAGCCGTTTCCGCAAGTCCAATAGTAGCAGCCGTTTCCGCAAGTCCAAGAGGAGCAGCCGTTTCCGCAAGTCCAAAAGTAGCAGTTGTTTCCGCAAGTCCAAGAGGAGCAGCCGTTTCCGCAAGTCCAAGAGGAGCAGTCGTTTCCGCAAGTCCAATAGTAGCAGTTGTTTCCAAAGGAGTTGGAGTTACATTTTCGCCCTGTTACTATATCGTGACAATTTTCGCCAATCTTCACACTGTAAGTTCTAAAACTTTCGTCCTTGGAATCAAGGAAAAAAGGAATTGCAATATAGAAATTGAGCGAAATTCTACTATACACAGTTTCGTCATCTTGTTGCAATGTTTCCCAATTTGCTCCCACTTTGCAGTCGTGGACAATATCATCATAGGCATCTTTCGTGCCATCTGCCTTTAAGGATTTATCAAAAGTTTGTTTTGTGTCTTCATAAGCAGACCAAGTATATGCCCAAATGAAATTGTCATTATCTATGTCAAAAGAGTACTTGCCTAATTCTGCTTCGGATAAACCTTTCGTTAGGCGATATGGAACAATATCTTCTGCTCCTATTTTAAGGTCTTCAAGATATTTATTCCAAGAATCGCCCGTGCCTGCATATAACTTGTATTGGATGTTCTTGAAGTCATAGTAGCACTCGTTGTCCCATTCGTCTTTCATCCACCACACAACACCCTTGCCGTTAGCAGCATCCGCCCAAGCAAAGCGATTGGTATCGTTGTCAAGGCAGTATTTCAGTTCCCAAGCACTCAATTTGCAGTCCGCAAAGTAAGTGTCGCCCTTGTGGAGTATTGCCCTTGCGTTTTCGTTCAAAGTGCTCTCATCGTCCGCAACTACGATAATGTCAAATGCGTGACCAGCACTACGAGTTTCCGCTTGTACGGAAGTAGTCACAAAGTCAGTGATGCGGTATTTTCTACCTGCTAAAAGTCCTCCTGCATCCCTCAAAGCCTTTAATTCGGCATAGGTGACGGATTTAGTAGGCAACAAGGAAGAAATATATTCCTTGACCTTTTTAGTATAGGCTTTAAGCCCATCGTCATTCAAATATTTGTATGCCATATTCTTTTTTCGTTTAATTGTTATCCCAAATATTGTTTACCTCGGTGTCGGTGAGGGTGGAGGTGTTGTCGAGTTTCTTACCCAAAGCATCAATAATTTGTTGGGTGAAATCCACATAATTCCAATCATTCCAAACACCCTTGTACTGGTCTCTATATAACCAACCAAAGTGTATGTTGTTATTCAATCCTCCGCTACTCGCCATAGTTAAAATCTTCTGTCGTATTTCATTAGTGTCATATTTGTCTATCCACATAAACTTTATGTCACCGTACTTTATTGCGAGGGGAAGATTTTGGTATTTCCCAAGATACTTTTCTCCATCTGGAAGAAGATAAAATCCCACATCTGAAATTTCATCTAAATTCACCCAATTATTATCTTTATCAAACGCTCTTCCAAGTACTTTCACATTCATCCCGACCTTTCCGAGAAGCGAGGCAACATCCGTTTCAAGAGATGCAATCTTGGGTAGTTGGTCGGTGAGACAAATCTTCGTGGTAAACTCATAGTTTACAGTATTGATTACAACGAAATAGTCCTTTGAAGAGTTATACTGGTCCCTCACTATTGCAGAGATTTCATCATCAAGTCTATTGAAACCAACAACAGTACCAAAATAAGTTGTTACCAAACCATCATCATCAGTTTCTTTCACCTGTATTGTAATTCCAGTGCCAAGTGCATTAACGAGGCGCTCAAGCGCAACGTATATATCAGTTTCGTCAGTGAAATTTACACCATTACTAAAAAGGTAAACTGAACCTGTTTGGTGATAATCTTTTAATGTAATTTGCAAAGCGTGGTAAACAGCCATAGCTATATCTGGAAAGGAACTCTTTGCCTTTTTCAGCTTACTCATTGTTATAGAGTTATCTGCTATTTTGTCTGTGGTAACTGAGTTGTTTGCGAGTTTATCCTTAGTAACCGCGGTATCTGCAATCTTGCTTACATCAATAGATTTGTCCCTTACACCTCCGTTGAACAATTCATTGATAGCCCCTACAACTTCCTTTGATGTGGTTTCAAGAGTAGTGTCTTGTTTGTTCTGCTTATCTACAACCTCATCAGCATAGTACATAACAAGGTCTTTAGGGGTTGATGGACCACCATCTGTTCTTTTAGTGGTGATGATGAGTTCTCGGGGGGAGTTTAAGTATTCATCTGGGATGTGGATGACAAGGGCTTCGTCATTTTTGCCATATACCCCAGATAAAATATGAATGTTTGAAAGATATTGCATCGTAAGGGCAGCATTGTGAATCAATACTACATTAGAAACTCCATCATCAATTTTTATGTACTTCAAATGTCCACCTAATTCATTGAACCTGCAATAATTTCCTATTAAGACACCATAACAATAAAGGTCTATCTTATTGCCATAACAATTATTTCCAAACGTGCAGCCAGTACAATATGACCCTAATATGTTCTCCGCACAATTATTTCCAAACGTGTTGGAACTACAACCTGCTGCTAACGTGTTTGACACGAATTTATTGCCAAACACATTGTCTTCACACCCTGCACCGAAATTGTTTTCCGTACACTTTGTTCCGAATACTGAAAATTGAGGCTTTTTAGATAATTTTGCAACTGCATCATACGATGCTTTATCCGCAAAGAAATTGCCATTTTCGTCTCTAAACTTCAAGTTCTTTGAAGAAATATCTATCTCCGCGTCTGTTAATGCCTGCTCTACCACCTTAACGTTGTTATTAACCTTTGTTTTAAGAGTAGTGTCTAACTTCGGTTCAGTTATGGCTCCGTCTTCAATCTTGCTCGTGGCGATAGACGCATCCTCCAATCCACCTTTGTAGACCTCGTTTATCGCTCCGACGATAGTCTTCGCTATGGTAGCAAGGCTCTCATCGGTGATGTTCTGCTTGTTCGCCACATCATCCAAGATAGTCTGCACCTCTGCGGAGAGTTTCTCTTTGGTTATCTCTCCGTCATAGTTGGATAGCGCATCTATGTTCGCTCTCGCCTGCGCTTTCTGCTCCTCCGTATAGGTCTGCGGATAGACCTCGCCAAGGCTATCCACCATTGCCATAAGCACCGCTTGAAGAACAGGACCAGTTATCTCCCCTCGCCCATTCTCCTTTATCTGTTTGGCAATTACCTCTTTTAGTTTTTCGTAATCCATAATCAGTAATTTTTATTCGTTAAACATTCTTTGCTATGGTAACTCCCTTTCCTATCTTCTTCGCCACAGTGTCCGTTGTGAACTCACACGCAACCTCCGCCAAGTAACCTTGCTCCGCCCAAGTTGGTGTAATCAAGAAAGAGGTCGCCTTGTAGGTGTTCTCATTCGTGGAGATGTTTATATTGTCGCTCAATCGGATGAAACGCATAACATCGCACACCTCCTCCGGAACAAGTATCGTGAATTTGTATTTCTTGTAGGAAATCTGACTAATCGGGAATTGGTAGCCGTTTCTCTCCGCCACTTCCTCCTCGAACTCGTATTCGGGCATACCTATCTCCGCATCGAAGAACATCTCGTTCTTGTAGCCATTGGAGTACACTATCGCTCCTGCGTCCATTATGAAGTCTTCCACGTCGTACCACTCTATCCTCATACAAGGCTCACAAAAGCCAAAATAAGCCGAATACCAAGTGTCTATGCCGTCCGACAACTCCAAGTACATCTTGTCCGTAAAGCCCTCTAAAAAGGCTGTTTCTTCGCCTTTGTGGACTATGTAATCTCTGCCCTCAATGATGATATACGAAAAAGCCAAAGTCAAGTCCGCTATCTTCTCATCGGTTTTCGCATCTCGCAAGACTGCACTCTTTATCGTCTTCGGGATGATAGCCACCTTGTTGTAGGTTGCGTTTTCTTCGGTTACTTCCGTGTTGTACTGATTTACATAGATTGTGGCAGTGCCTGACGGAATAGCCACAACTCCGCTCCAAGTAGTACTGCCCTCCGAATTAAGAATAGGATTTTCTATTTTAAGTACCTTTCCGCTTGCATTTACAAACACAATCTGGGATGCTCTATATCTCTTTGAGAGTATGGTATAGTAGATTGGTGACGGCATATTGTTGATATACAGGTAACCGTTTGTAATCTCGCTCGCATCTATCCTGCCTACTCCCGAGCCGTATCCACTTTCTTCTACGAGGTCGCCCAGCTCATCAAGGTAGCCGTCTATGTAGTCCCCTGTAATCTCATCGGACGGAGTGAAGTCTTTTCTCTCCGCTCTTTGTATCTGGAAAGGCAAGATGTATCTCTTCGGAGAAAGATAAACATAATCCCTCCCGAAAGCATACCATTTTATCTGTTCTCCCTTGTCTAAAAAAAATGGAAAAGGAGAAATGTTGTTCCTGTTACTCATATCCTTTTAGATTTACTGCAAAGAGTAACCCTTTCTCCTTGCTACAAAGATAGTTTTTTTTCTTTACTTTGGAGTGAAAACCAAAGAAATTTCCAACATTTTGCTATCTATGTTCATAGTGACCGCATCTATCTGACCATCCCCGACATCCGTACGCACCAATTCCTGCAAGTCAAACTCACTATAAGGGCATATCACCTCTTGCGTCATAGATTTCTTTATTCCTATGCTCTGCCTTTGCACTCCGTTCACCTTGATGCTCCAAGCTGGCATATCATACAGGTAGAACTCTTGCAGCTTGTAGAAAGAAAGAAAGCCGTTCTGTAATGAGATGTCGTCGCTAACCTGCAAGTATGGTACTTTCCACTTTCCGTTGTTCTTCACCGCACTGATAAGCGCAAAGCCGTCACTCTCGCTCGCTGACGGATTGAGTAGCATATAGTCCAAGTCGGAATTGAACCTATTGACCAATACACTCTCTATCTCTCCGCTCTTGACAAACTTGCTGACTATCTCAATCGGATTGCCCTCAAAGTATTCGGTAGTGTCATCCGCCCACTTGAACTCGTATCGCTCAGGCAAATCGTCCTTGTTGTACTTCACTTGATTGACCCCATAAGACCATTTCTTCTCGTTCCTCGGATTGACTAACTGCGTCAAGTCTATTCCCACATTCGGAGCGGAAGAATAAGACCCGCCTCGCATAAAGTACGAAATATGCTCTATTCGCAACATATACTCGCCCTCCTCTCCGTCCCACTCTATCCACCAATAGCACCTAAATGCATCCCGGAGCATATCAAGTATCTGCCGTAAGGTGATTACCGCCTTTTGTGCCGGTTGCTCGTACTCGCCTGCAAGGATGTTGGATTTCTGCGTAATGAACAGCTTGTAATTTGCATTGGGGTCTATCGGGTTGGAATAGTCATACAGGAACTTGCTATACTTTGGCTCGCCATAGAAACTGATGGCACTTGACGAAGATGCAGTAGCCTCCTGCAATAGCCTATCTATCACTGACGATAGCGGATATGCGTCTTTCAAGGTGTATTCCTTGCGGAACAACGGCTCAATCGCACTATCGTACAAGTCAAACCTAAACCAAAACGATACTCCCGTCCAATATGTCATCGCAACAGGGTAATAGTCCCTTATTCCCGTGCTCCCTCCGTGCGGAGGTTTTTGGTAGTACAATCCCGTGTCATAGAACCACTCCGTCACTTTGGATGAAATCACATCGTATAGGGTGAGGGTATTTTTATACGCATATCCAACCGCCCTGCGGAAATTCCTATTGTCGCTCACCAAATCCTCGCTGGAAAGCTTCTTCGGGTGCAAGGTAGTGCTACCAATCTTCACTTCGTCCACATCGCAAAGGTATCTTCCATAGAAAGCCACATCGTTGATATATACATCTATCACTCCGCTTGCTCCCGAACCTGCTATTGGGTTCATTTTGAATTTATCTGGATAAGTTGATGCGCCAAGAACATTGGATTTCCACATTGCAACACCCTTTTTGAATAGTGTTGCGTAATAGCCACCTTGTGCCCCTCCTGTTGCCATAGTAAAGGTGTATTCTCCTCGTGAGAAAGAGAAAGGTACATTTGGGTCGGTTATGTCGCCATAGATAGTGGGCGGTATGCCCTCTACTCCGCTCAATTCTACAAGTCGTTTCTTCATCATCTCCGCGAAGAAATACTTATTCACCATATCCGATGCGCTGTCCACCTCCGTACAAGGTTGCTCCCAAGTCATCCCCCGAAAGAAACAGGTGACACTGCTCTCGCCAAGCGCATAGATTTGTATCATACTCCGCTTGTCCAACTGAATGGCTTGTATCTCGGGAAGTAACTTCACCAAGTCAAACTCCTTTTCTATTCCGCTCAATACATCCGAATAGATGTCCCTCATCTCGGGGCTTGTAGTAAATGTCCTATCGTCTATGTTGAATACGCAATCCGTCTTGTAGAATTTTCCCTCCCACAACAACTGCGTATCCTCGTATACCAACAGGGCAAACTCCGTTTCAAGGTCGGAATTATACACAAAGTCAAAGTCATCATTGACAAAGGTGAAAGTCCCCGAAAGTTTCTTGCGGAAATAATACTCTCCGTTATCGTGCTCCCATTTGAGGGTAACATCATCGTTGAACAAAGGGTACACCCTCCTTTGTGAAGTGGTGTTCCCCTTGCGTAGAATAAATCTATAATTCGGTTGCATAGTCTTAACTCCTTATGATTTTCTTCGTGTTCTTATAGTACATTATGGTCTTTCCGCCTACATTCATTACCTTTTGTCCGCCTTGCTCGACCAACTCATTCACTCCCCTCTCCAGCTTGTGTAGGTCGGCTCCTTGTGGCATTGTAATGTTCCCACCAAAGGCATTGCCATAGGACTGCTCAAATGTTCCGTGATTGAGCGAAGAAATAATGTCGGACACCCTCTCCACTCCGTACTTGCGTACATTCCGCTTGTTGATGACACCTATCATCTCACCTCTCTCCACTCTCCGCCTTGTGCCGTCGGGCTTGCGACCGAAGTCTATGTCGTTTCCGCTTGCGTGCGAACCACCATAATTCAAGTATTCGCTCATACCTTCTCCGTACTGCTCCGTCTGGGCATTGGCTAATTGCTCTGCCTTAATCTTTGCAGCTCCAAAGGAAATCCACATAGAACCAATAGCCGCCAAAGCCAAAGGAACACCAGCAATACCTTTCAATCCCTCTGCCGACCAGATGTTCGCAGTGGCGGTGATAAGCGATTGGATTTGTTGCGCGGTATCTATCGCCCTTTGTATTCTCGCCAATTCTTGTGCATCCTGTGCCGCTTTCTTCGTGAGTTTCCTCTTTTCCTCGTACTCCTTGCGTGCATAGGAAACATTGTTGGCATATCCATTGGCTCTCGCCTCCAATTCGTACTCCAAGAGGGATTTGGCGGCATCCTGCTCTTTCTTTGCGCTCTCCACCGCAATCTCCGCCATCTTCACTCTCGTTTCCATCCAATCTTTCATATAGTCAAGGCTCTGCAACATCGCCTTGTCTATGTTCTTGAAGAAGTCTATGTACTTGTCCTGTACTTTGCGGTTCTCGTTCTCATCCTTTTCGCCATACTCACTGCTTTGTGCAGCGAAGAACTCAAACCAACCGCCATAATTCCTTCTCTTTTTCCGCTTTTGCTCCTTTGTGGCGGTAGTGCCGGTCTTGCCTTGTAGGCTCATCAGTTTGGCGATGACCTTGTTGTATTCCTCTATGGTGAGGTTGCCACTATCTTTCAATACTTGCAGATAGTCCGTCCAATACTGAATTTCCGACTGCAAGAGGGCATCGTTGGTGTTCTTCTTCAATAGTTCCAAGTCCTTGCCCGTCTTCGCCTGCGCTTCATAGGTAGCATAGATTGCGCTCTCCCGAAGTGCTTTCTCCTGCTCTAATTGCGTTTTTAACGCAACAAATTCCGCATCCACAAATTCTTCATCCACCTCAGGCACTTCCGTCAGTAGGAGTTTCTCTCGCTCTTTCATATATGCAGTACGAGATGCAACAATAGCATTGTTGATATAGGCAAGTTGTTTGTCTATTTCTTCTCGCTCCTTTGCGTCTGCGGTCTTCTGCTTTTCCAGCAACTCGTTTCTCGCATCCTCGTACTTCTTCTCCGACTGCCTATATGAATAGGTGAGTTTCGCCAAAGCCTTACCCAATCCCTCATCCATAGAATTGATATACTCGTTCATCATATCGAAGAAATAGTCGCCTATCTTCGTATCCTTGCCACCAGCTCCACTGCCTTTCTTCTCCGAAAGCAAGCCAAAGCCACTGATGCGGTCTTCCAATTCTTGTTGGAGTTTGTTAAATTCCGTCATCTGCTTTTCGTACCGCTTGTTCTCTTTCTCTATGGATTTGGAATAGTCCGCAATCGTAGAAATCACAACCGAACCACCTGCTGCACCGGGGGACACGATAGTATGCTTTTTGCCACTTAGGCTTTCGTATTCCGCTATCTTCTTCGTGTGCGCTTCCTCCGCAGCAAATTTTTTAGCCTCTATCTCGGAAATCTTTTCCAAGTAGACTTGCGCCTTTGCTTTCCTTATCAACGCATCCGTAAGACTATCATAAGCAATTTTAGCCTTGCCAGCAACAATAACCTCCGCATCCATATTCCCCAAATACTCGGGATATAACCTCTTTAATTCGGTTGCCGCTGCAATCCTTTCCTCGTAACTCCTATTCAAGTCTTGCGAAATGTTGTAGAGAGTTTTAGCCTTTGTCGCAGATTTCGCACCCTCTTGACCTGCCTTTAAGTCAGCCTTGCTCAACTCCTCCGTAAGGTCTATCGTTTCTTTCAAGATGTCATTATACTCCGCCTGCTCTTTGCGCTTCTTCGCAAGATTTCTCAATACAATCGGCAAGACAGTAAGCACAAGCACCAATGCAGACTGCCAAGAGAAGATAGATTTCACCAATAGTTTGGTGACGGATAGATTTTTGTATTTAGCCGCCTCCGCTTTCAATGCGGCCGCTTTCTCCGCCTCTCCTGCCGCTTCTGCCGCAGCTATCTGCTCAAAAAGTGCAGTACGGCTCTCCCTTACTTTGATGATGTAGTCCTGCAAGATAGGGATGTTGTTGGAGATGGCTATCGCAAAGGTAGTCGGACTGACCGCAAGTGCCGGCAACTCTCGCAATACTTGCGTGGTCGCTATGTTCAAGCCACTGACTGCCTTGCCGTACTGACCGACCTGCAACTGAAACTTACCAGTCGCTTGTTGGAGCATATTCATCTTTTCGTAGATTTCTTTTAGGTTCTCCACAAGTACCTTTCCGGCATCCGTATTTTCCCTTTCCGCAGTAGTCATATTGTTTACGAGGGTTTTTAGCGCAGTGTATTGAGCGGAAAGTTGGTCGTAGGAGTTTTCCCTTGACCTTTCTATCTCGGTATTCGCTTGCAGTACCCTCTTTCTCTCCCTCTCGCTATTGTTCAGGGCTTTAATTGCATCATCGTACAACTGAACATCCACCTTTAACTTACGATACACCTCTCGCAACTTGTCTATCTCGTCCACAACAGGCTTCGTGTCCGGTTTAGGGATGTTGCCGCCACCTCCGCTCGGGGATGTCATCTGCTTGCGTAGCTCCGTCATCTTCTTCTTGATTTCCTCTATGGAAACCTCGCTTTGCGCCTGCAACTGCTTAATTTGGTCTATCCAATCTTGAAAGCCCTGTTGTACATCGGGACTGACCAAGTCATTGTATTTAATCGGATTGTTTTCCATATCACTTCTTTTTTATTCGTTCCAACTCCTTGTTTATCTTTTCCAACCGCTCGTATGCGGAATAATACTCCATAACGGAATACTCCTTTGCCTTTCCTCCGAACTCCTTGCTCAAAGCCAAGCACATCTGCTCGAACTGCTTGTCGAACTGCAATTCCACACTCTCCTTGCCGTCAAAAATCAAAGGCTTGTAGCCAATACTCAACAGTTCCCCTAACTTTGCTATCTCCGCAGAATTGTCGGTATCGTTCAGGACCTCGTCTATCTGTAACAAGGCTCGCTTGCGTGCATAGTCTAAAAGGTTCTTATTTTCGCTCTCAAACACCTGAGGGAAGTAATCCCTCAACTCCTCGTCTAATCGCTCTCTAATGCCCCTTTCTGCCCTTGCCATAGCCAATTCCGATGCGTCCATAACCATCTCGTATAGCTTGTGTACTCCGCTGTCGGAAAAATCCTCCCAAACCTTGCCGTCCACCGAATACACAAAGTACATAAAGCCTATGTGCCGGATGTCCTGCTCATTCAATATGGTGACTATGTTGTGACGCAAATTCAATAGCTCCCTCTTTGCCTTTGCGGTGTCAAAGTCCACCAACTTCATAATCTTCTCAATATGCTCATCCACATCCGCTATGCTATCCCCTATGCCACTCGCCACCAGCATATACTTGCTATACTTGTGAAAGCGCACAATCGGCATATCCTCTATGCTATCGTAGAACTCAAACCTATGTCCGTTTATCTTTTCTTCTTTCATCGTATGTTGCAACTAAAAATAGGAATACTCAACCAATATATCGGTGCGCCAAGCAACACTAACACGATGCAAGTGCCCAATCCTAACCAAAAGGACTGACAAAACTCACAAGTGAACAACTTGTAGAGAAAGTCATTCGGTGCGTGCGCCTGCAAGTAGGACAAAATGCCCCACTTCTCCGCCAAGGTTCGTAGGAACTTCACGAACAAAGCCACTAATACTATTGCTATTCCGAACTCTATCATATCAAATCTATGTCAAAGTCCAAATTGTAATCGTCGGTGTAGTCCCCACGAAGATACTGTGCCAACCTATCTACATTGAAGTCCAGATTGTAGTCATTGTTGAAATCCCCGAACAAAGATTTCAAGCAAGCCACATTCACCCTCAATTCTCCGTCTATCCTCAATCCTCCATACGGATGCATCAAGAACTGATTGACCTTGTAGTCGTAGTCGAAGTCCTTAAACACATTTTGGGGTTGCTCATAGATGTATTCAAGAGAATAGGTAACTCCACGAAGATGAAACTGCCCCAAAACTGCCACTATTTGCTCCTTAACGGCCTCTCTATTGCGTTTAGCGGGCGAAGACGATACTTTGTCCACATCGTACCAAAAAACCACTGAAAACGGGCTTTTTAGCACACTTGCGGATTTCTCCCACACCTTTTGTGGGTCACGCAAGTAGAAGAAACAAAAATTGCCCAGCTCCGCACACGGCATTACCTGTATGTACCTACCCTTGTTCGTATAGATGTTTGCGCTCGTAAAGGTCTTGCCGTCCTTACGCTCCGTCAGTCGCTCCGTCAATCCGAAGATGTTGTCCAACCAACCTATGTTCTGAGCCAAGCGCAACTGAATTTGCGCCACTGATGCATCGAACAAGCGACTATCTTCCTTAATGTAAACTTTCATATCTCTATCATTTCAAAAAAATTCCTTACCAAATCTGGCTTAATGTATTCCTCCGACACCTCTCTCCACCTCTCTTTCGTCAGTCCGAAATTACCCTCTCCGTACTTGCTTATAATCTTGCGAGAGTAACTCGTACTGCCACAAAAACACAAATACTCATCCGCAAACTCTATGTCCAACTCAAGATGGAACTTGCCGTTGATATAAAGGTTAGGCGCATCGGGATTGCGTACCGCATTGGACGGATAGGTCAGTTGCTCTTTCCACCGCTTGTAGTTATCTGCCGCCTGCAAGGTGTTGAAGTATCCGTTAGGCTTTAAGTCCTCGGAATAGAGTGGGCGCAAATCCTCTCCGCTCGAAGACTTGCCATCAAACAACTGCTCCCTCTGCATATCCAATAGCTCCTCCTTGCGAGATGCCAAGCTGTCCCTCACAAAGCCATCCATATTGTCGCAAAAGGCAGTTATTCCCCTTTCTAATTCCGTTAATACTTCCAACATTATATTGAGCCTATATGTATTCCTCCGTTCTTACAGGTCAAGCAAAGAGGGTCTAATCCCCTCGTATCTATGCTCAAAGCCTTGAAAGCCCTATCCAACTCCCCTCTCAATCCCCGGATGCCTTGTCCGTTTCCCTCCGTTTCAAAGAGGATGTCATTTCTATCCGCATTGAACTGCACCCTGTTCACCTCTACTTCGGGGTTCATAGCAAGGGCTTTGAGTGCAGTGGTCGCCACCTGCTTTTGGATGACGTTCGCAAAGTCACTTCGCATAGAGATGATAGTGTCCGTGAGGTCGCACCCCATAGAGAACTGTAAGTTCAGTCCATAGTTGTCCCCATTGGTGTAGATGTTGTCCGCTATGTCCCAAAGCAAGCCGTCCCAATCCTCTATGTTCACATAGAAAGGTGACAACTGCACCCACTTGCCCATAGCCCTATACACATTGAGGTCGCCCTTGTTGCAAGTGCCACAAGGCTCTCGGCTCCAATCCCTACCAAAGTTGATGCTCTCCATATAGTCGGGTAGCTCCGCCTGCGAATAAACCAAGTACCAAGTACCTCCCGAATTGAAATCGTGGCTGAAATACGGCAAGTATGTTTCGGGTAGGTCAAACCACTGATAAGTACCCCTTGTTGCGGTGTAATTTAGCTCCTTTGTCCACACAGGCTCTCTGTGCGAAGAGTGGAACAAATATACCTTAACCTTGCCTATGTTCCCCGTAAACTGCAAGCCGATGCGCTCTATCTTCATAGTCGCTCCGTTTGCCCTCACTGGTGTAATCTCAAAGCCTACGAGGTGTCCCTTGTTCGGGGTCCTGTTCTCTATGCGCCCTGTGCCGTCAAAAAGGGTTCTGCGGTCTATGATGTTCCTCGTTTCAAGCCCTACCACCTTTTCCGTCACAAACCTTTGCACAACCGCCTTTATTCCGCTATCGGTGAGTTTAGATATGTATTCCGTCAGCGCGTGGTACAACTCCCAATACTCCTCATCCAGCACACTATGCCCCGTATTTTCGTCTACTATGCTTCGGTACAATTCCTCTCCGTATGCCACAACATCCCCACGAGAATAGGTCTTGCGGATGTCATACTCCGAATAAACATAGTCTTTCGGCATTATTCCTTTCATTGCCCTCAGTGTCAGCATAGGATGCGCATCTTGAAAGGTCAGTCCGCTATCGGAGCGGGTCAGTTCCTCGCCGATGGTGTACTCCCTTGCTCGGGATTGCTCCCAACCCACCAAGCCTTGAAAGGCATTTACTATCTCTCTTATTCGTATCATATCAATTTTTGTTTTTCCAAATTTACGAAAAAAGGAGAAAGAAAGTCTTGTTTCAACTCTCTTTCCCCCTTTGAAAGACTATTTTCTTGCGCCTACGCTATTGTCTTCGTAGGTACTGGGTTGGTAGTAGTGTTGGCTACAACTACCTGCTGAGTGTAGTCAAGACCCTTTTCTACCTCTGCCTTGATGATTGGGTTTGCCAAAGTAGCCGGTGCAGAGTTGTATGCTACGATGAACGCAACATCCACACTGAAACCATAGTATTCCTTGACATCGCAAACCATATCGGCAGTAGCCGCTCCAGCAATCTTGCTCTGGTCGCCCACTTCCTCGTAGTAGTGCAGACCGACTGGGATGTCAATAAACGGCATATTGACAACATCCCACTGGTGAGTACCGCTCTCTGCTCCTCTTGCGGCTGCTCTGTCGTAGCGATAAAGCATATCCACACTGCCCTCCTCTACTGCGTAGAAAGTAGCATACTTGCCACTTGCATTTGCAAGGCGATTTGAGAAATAGAAGTCCTTTCCCTCGTACTCCATGGTCTTGTCCACCTCGTTGTAAGTGCCAAGCTCCATAAGCTTTCCTATGATAGACTTAACACCAGCATTTCCGATGATGTTCACCTTGCCGTAGAAGTCATTAGCCTCCATAATTGGCTCGATGTCGCCAAGAATGTTCTCTCTTGAACCGAAAGGCACTTGGAGTGTGTCCGCAGTCTTGCCATAAAGCAAGGTGTCTGCAAGTACCTTCGTCTTGTTGCTCTCAAGCGCAGCAATAGCGGCACTATCAAGCGCAGCACCAAGTGACCTCGCACACTTCTGCATCTTTGCCCAGAAGTCCTTCTCGTAGTCAATATCGTTGTTGGAATACTGACCCGGCACCATAGTGAAACCTATTGCGTAGGTTACGAAAGTGACATCTACAAGCGCAGATGTATTCTCCGCATCGGCAACAGTACAAGTACGAGTGTTGCTTACTGATACAGTTCCGTCATACTTCAGTACGGGAACCTGAATGTCAGCTCCTGCTGACCTCTTTGCATCCTCTCTCATCTTCTCGGTGAGGAGCGGTGCTCTCTGGCTCTGAACTCGGAAGAAGTTCAAAGCACCATAATCGCTCAAGCGATTTTCGTTTTTGTCAAGCCTCGTGTTCTTTTCACGGATTGCTTGAATTTTAGTTGCTACTAATGTCATAGTTTAGAACTTTTTATTGTGATACTTTATAGACTTCCCCTTTGTCCGTTGTTATTTCAATGGTAGCTCGGCAATCTTGTTGTCTCGCCAATACTTATCCAATTCCTTTTGGAAAGCGGTAGAACCTTTGACAAGTCCCCTCGTAAGGAGGTCTTTCGTGGCAATCTCCATAGCCTCTGCCTGCGTGCTTGCAGTCAAGGTTGGAGTGACTTGTTTCTCGGTTGTTCCTGTTCCAGTCTTGGCTTTCTCCGCTAATATACCAAAATTTGTGAACTCTTTTATCAAAAGCTCCTTTGCGGTGTACGGATTTAGCTTATTTTCGGGATTGTTCATCGGTGAACCATCCTTGTCGTGGAAAATAAGTACCTCCTTTCCGCCTCTTTCCTCGTATTTCGGATTAAAGCCCTTTACTTTCTCCACTGCCTGCTTGACCAGAGTGTCCAAAGCCACCTCGTTCAGTCCATCCTTGAACTTGATACTTGACTTTGCGACCTCAAAATCGTGGTCTATTCGGTAGTTAAGGAGCTTCTTGGCACTCTCCCCCTCCAAAGAGTTATATCGCTCTTGTAGGGTATTGAATTGCTCTTTGGTGCTCTTTAATTCCGCTCTCGTAGTCTCCAACTCTGCGGCAGTTACTTCGTCCGCCTTGCTGGCTGCCTGCTCTTTGAGGGTCTTGATTTGTTCCTCGTACCCTGCTTTCATTGCGTCAATCGCTCTCGGCAGATAGTCGTAGGTCTTCTCCGCACCATTCCTTGCCACTCCGGAGTGTTTCTCTATGCTTTCATCCAACTGACGATAGTGCTCGCCAAACTTAACTCGAAACTGCTCGTTCTCATCGTTCTCCGATAAGGTGACGATTGCTCCAATCTGCTCATCGCTCAACCCTTTAAGCGCATCATTCGCAACAATAATCTCTTGTGTAAGCATAACTAATTCTCCTTTCGTGGTCTTCCAATTTTCTTCTCCTCGGTGTCGGCAACTTTCTTCTCGAACTTCTTCTCGAACTCCGCTCTCACTTCGGCCTCTATCTCCTTGCGCATCCTTTCTTCGGGCGTCTCTACAATGACCTCCTCGTTGTACTTGCCCTCGGGATGAAACAATACATTGACAGTAAAGCCCTGCAATTCAAGGTTTCTCTTTACATTGTCAAACATCTTCGGATTGGTCTTTACCACCTCTTGACGGCTAATCTTCTGCCCTGTCTTCGGATTAAAGGCAATCTTCTCAATGGTGTAGTGGACATAAGCTTCCTCACCTTTCGGGAGCTTGTATGTCGCTCTTGTTACTTTTGCGTTCTCTCGCATACTCTAATAATGTGTTATAAATAGTTTCAATCTTCGCCTCGTGGCTAACATCTGCCCCGAAGTCCAAGATGTTCGTATTCTCTCTTTCAAACCGACTAACAAAGCCGCTAAAATCGTTCTTCAAGATTACTTCCTCAGCATCTATAATCCCATTGTTAAACAGGTTCAATACTTCGGACTTCTTCAAGTGTCTATACGGCTCCAATTCGGATAGCAACAGCATCCTCTGCATCTGCATCGGGTTGTGCCGGTACTCCGTCTCAATCAACTGCGACCTCAACGCATCCAGCTCCGTGTCACTCGCTCCGCTCTCCTTTGCCTTGTTGTACCTACTGCGCAACACTTCGGGTGTAAGAGTGTAGAACTCCGTTCCGTAGTTGATGTTCGCAGAAATGAAAGTGTCGGGATAGCGCAACTTGCAGATAGTGGTATCAACCCACCATTGGGCATCCTCAAAGCCTTTCTTCACTCGGTTCAATACATTGTCCTTGCTCTCATACGATGCATCCACCTGCTTGTCGGCAAGGGACGCCTCGTTGATGATAGAACTGTCCACCCCAACACAAGATGCGATTATCTCCTTGCGTATCCTGTCCAAATCCTCCACATTGTAGTCAAGGCTATCTCGGTCTATACCGAGCATTTGTATCGGGTTGCGCATATCGGGCATTCCGTCCGCAGGAACAGGTATCTCTATGTACGAGCCTGCACCAGCAAGGGACTTCTTGCTCTTGCAGATAGGACAAGCAACAGGATTGCCAGTCACATCCAGCACCATAGTGCCGTCAGGCTTTTGCATATAGCCGTGGTGACAACAATTGCCGTCCGCATCCGTATAGTCGCACTCCTCCTCGTATCCGGAATAGATAGGGAAAGATGCGTATAAGTCAAGGTGTTTCTTTGATAACTCGCGGAAAAGATAATAATCCAAATCGGCAAGTACCTTGCTCAATGGGGATTTCTTCACATCGGGATTGGATAGGCTCAATGGCTCATTCCAAAAGAACCTTGCAGGGCAATAGCCAAGTCCGTGAGGGGACTCTGACACAAGCGCCACAAGAGAGGTATTTTTGACCTCGAAGATGCGGTAGGATGTATCGTCGATAACTACAACCTTTTCATCTGCCCTTCTGAAAATAAGCCACTCCATACTGCCGTTATAGGGATTGGTGCCGTATGATACTACATCCGCTATGGAAACAGGGTAGAAGTAAGGAGCGGATTTTCCCTCCCTTTCTTCGTTAGGCATATCCACAACCAAGATGCAGTTTATTTCGGTCTTGAAGTAATCCCACATCTTGTTGCTCCATACACCCGGCTCCCCGAGTATCATCGTGCGGTATCTCTCCCAATCGGCTTTCGCATCCACGCTCCTAAACTGATAATCAATAGCGGGGTTGCGTCCATCGTGCACCTTTGCAAGTATGGTGAAAATCCTATCTGTTATCTTGTTGGTAGGTAGAGGAAATTTTAGATTGTTGATGCAGTTTAGGTATTTGTCTGTCGGCAACAAAGATTTGAGGTAAAGGCAGAAGTCATTGTATGGTCTTCCCATCACGGCAGACATATTCGTATCTGCGTGGAACTTTATCCTTTCCTGCTGTCTTAATGCTTCGTTAATCTGCGGTCTTTTGCTCGACTGATTTAACTCGGCTTGTATTTGGCTTTTTGACAAACTCATTTCCAGTCCATTCTAAATTGTCATCCACTACTTCCCAAGCGCAGTTGTGAAGTCTTAGTATCCTTTCTGCGTGTTCTATCTCAAAGAACTCTGTTGCCTTGCTCCCTTTCGGAGCAAGTGCAACAAGTGTCTTCTTCGCAGCCATACCTTAAAGGTCGGTTACTGCGTTAAACTCAGCGGTAACTATCTCCAAGTCGTCGGAGTAGTTCGGAGCGAAAGAGAACTGCAAAGCATTGCTGTCAGGCTCCTGCAATCCTCCGTGAATTTTGTCACCCACAAAGAGAGACTGAATAGGAAGTGGGAAATACTCCTCACCTACCTTTCTTGCCTCAATCTGTCCGTGTTCGTTGATAAGGTACACACCCAGTGCGCCCTCGCATTCAAGTGCCTTCAAAGCCTTGATAGCACCCTGTGACCACTCTCGGAGCGCAAAGGACATATTGGTAGCATTTCTGCCGACCCTCATCTCCACTCCACCAAGAGTGTCGTTTCCGCCACCAAAGGTGATGGCATCTCCGCCATCCTGCGTAGGGGCTTCCACGAAAGGAGTAACGACTATCTTCGTTCCGTCAGTAGCTTGGGTGAATTTCTGCCAAGTTGCAAGCTTCTTGATGTCGTTAGTGTTGTCAAACTTGTTTTTGGTAGTACCTGTTGAATAGATACGAACAAGTGCAAGTTTCTGTATCTGTCCGAAACTCTGCTTGCATTCGGTCTTCGGGATGTCAGGCAAAGCTGCGGTAGTAGTACAAGGACAAATTCTCATAATCTTATAAAATTAAAAGGTTTATACTCCGGCTTACCCTTTGCCTACATCTGCAAATATATAAAATCTTTTTGATATTTGTAGAAAAAGAATTGCAGAACCAAAAATTTTCACTATCTTTGTGGTATCAAATGATTGCCGAGATGGGGACTTGGTGGTTATACAAAGGAAATATACGGAATATATCTTTTGCAGCTATCCCCGTTATACTCTCTTTGGAGTGTATGTAGGTGCAAAAAGATGCCCCTCGGAAGTCAAATTTCGGGGGGCTTTTCGTTTGATAGACAAATGTACTTTGACTGAGAGGGTGTTGATACGGATAGACCCTATAAACTCAATCCAACTGCAAGCCTTGCAACATACGCACAAGGAACTTTTCAAGTGTATGCTCTGTGCTACTCACATCATACGACCTCATACAACCTTGTGGAGCAACCTAAAAGGCACGAAAGTGTAGAGGGGGGATTCAAGCCACGCACAAAAACAAAACGGGGATGCGAGAACGACTTGAATGGCAAAATTTCGGCCAAAGCCTTAGTTTTGATTCTTTGACCTTGATTGGGTATGAGGGATTAAAAGACCCCGATATGTATTGAACTTTGGAGGTTCACGAATTTTCACTATCTTTGTAGTGAGAAGAGGAATAGAGATATAACAATACGGCCACTTGATATGTATTTTTCGCATCAGAAAATCCTCTCTCACATATTGAGTGGCTTTTTGTTTATTATGAAAGTAAAAGTAAAGAAATTAAGAGAAGATGCAGTCTTGCCAAGTAAAGCGCACCCTACCGATGCCGGCTTTGATTTGACTGCCGTAAGCCGTGTATTTGATGCGGAAGGCAATGTCACCTATGGCTTTGGGCTTGCCTTTGAAATCCCAGAAGGCTATGTAGGTTTGATTTTCCCTCGTAGCTCTATCTGTCGGAAAGATTTAGCCCTATCCAATGCGGTTGCCGTTATAGATGCCCATTACAGGGGCGAAGTGACGGCTAAATTCAAGCCTACATTAGTGGTGGCGACTAATAAAGAAATCGGAAAGGACGAAACGGATTGGTACGGCATAGACGAAACGGAGTGGGATGATAGCTTCGTTACATTCTATGGTAGACAAGATTGCTACCCAGATGTCCCACAAGGTTACACGCCTTTTCTTCCTCGCCTATATGCAGTTGGAGAAAGAATTGCCCAGATGATAATAATGCCAATCCCTCAAATTGAATTTGAAGAAGTGGATGAACTCTCATCCACCGACAGAGGTACTAACGGCTACGGCTCAACAGGTAAATAGCTATGACGGACGAAAAAGTAAGAGAATACTGCAAAAGATGCAATTTTCGTGAAATAAGAGGATGCAAAACTAACAAGAAAGTGGAGTACTTCTGCATCCAAGCAAATGCATTCCACTTCCAAATCCCTAAATGTCCACTGAAATGAAAAAGACAGTCACTCCAGTCATCACCGGCATAAGACCGGCACAAAGACCAATCTTCCGTCTGCACTATCACCCTGACACCATTCGGAAGAACATCGCCCTGCTCAAAGACCAGTGCGAAGAAGAACAAGCGCAATTCCTATTCGAGGACATTCATACACTCGTGGAATTTGCCCTTTCTAAACTCAATATCAAGAAACCAACGAAATGAAGAATTTTACATTTACCGCAATTTGGCTAGTATGGCTCGTTTTAGGGGTCATACTTGCGTTTATAGGCATCGTCAGTCCCATAGTGGCTCTACTGCCTATACTGCTCCCTATCGGCTTTATTTTCGCCCTTATGCTCATAACTGAGTGGAGCACCCTCTTTACGATGATACTCCAAAAACGGAGCGAAAAGAAAAAGGAGGACTAATTCGCCCTCCTAATGCCCCTATTCCTAAATCCCACATATCCTCGTGTGGGATTTTTGCATAGTATCTCCCTCTGTACAATACTGCTCAATACATCCGGAACATCGTCGTGCGCATTCGCCTTGAAATGCCTAACAAAGCCGTCCAGCTCCTTGAACGCCTTCGGCCACCTGCTCTCCCACCCCAACGGAAAGATAATCTGAGACATTACATCCCCAGCCGAATTGATAATCCTCGCCTCCTTGTTGCCCTCACTGAAATACAACTCTATCTTCGCACGCACCTTCTTCGCTATACTCATTCCGAACTGCTCTCCACCTGCATTCCGCTCGCACCACACAACCTGACTGCCCTGCATATTTATCTGTTGAGGTATCACTATGCTCGTCTCCTCTACTCCAGCATTGCTCAAGTAAATGTCCGTCACCAATATGAATACCAAAGGCTCAAACCGCCTCGTCTGCTCATTGTACACATTGTTCTTGCTCCTATACACATCGTAACAGATACTGCAAGTGTCATCCCCTCCCTTGCCAGCTACGTCTATGCAACACCCCTTGCGCACCAATACTCCATACTCGCCCTTGTCCGTGTAGGTCTTGAACTCACCATACAACTTGTTGTCCTCACTGAACGGATTGCCTTGATACAAACACTCGAACACATAAGGGTCAGCCCTCTTCTTCGCCAACAAGGTCTTCAAACTACTATGGCTCGGGAAAATTACCTCACCATCCTCCCTCGGGTCTATCTCCGTAGGAGCGCCCACCTTGATAGCCGGAAAGTTCACATACGCCCAATCGTCACCAACCTTGTCTAAATCGCTCCACCTCTCTATCTTCACTACCCTCTCCGTCTGCATAATCCGTCCTATCAAGTCATCCTCGTTCCACCTCGTGAACACCATCAACTGCTGTCCCCAATCCTGCAATCGGGACAAGACTACACTCGTGTACCACCTCCAAGTCTTGTTCCGCACTATCGGACTGCTCGCCTCATTGTAGTCCTTGTACAAGTCGTCCATAATCATTACATCCACCTTTCTACCAGTCAACGAACTGCCCCTGCCGACTACCCTCAACCCACTGCCGTCCTCACCGACTACCTGCGTCTCGTCCGCGTTGCACTTGTACTCCCTGTTCTCCCTGCCGTCACTGATGATAGTGTTAGGAAAGACCGCACCATAAGCATCCGTGCGCATCCACCTCTGTACATCCGAATTGAACGTCCTCGCCAATTCCGTGTTGTAACTACCAATAACTATACTGTCACTCGGACGCATACCCATAAGAAAACTCGGCAATCCCCTACTGCTTCCCTCGGAATTGTGGGTAGGGATAAGCGCACGACCAGCAAGGTACATACCACCCTCTACTTGGATGCAATTAACCATTGTGTCCTCGCTCTCCCTTATACCAACGATGAAAAACTTCTTCTTGTCATTTCGGTCTACTGCCTCCTTGTTGTCTACCCTCGCCTGCTTTCTCGGCAAGCGGAATAACTCATCCCCCTTGTCGGGACTGAATGTGATGCGTATCTTCCTGCCACAATCCTTGCCATTACACATAGCCCTCTCGTACTTCTTCGTAGGCTCGTATCCCAAACTTCGGAGCAAAGTATAGACATCCTCGCCTAACTGACCCTCCTTTTGACAAAACTCACAATATCCCCTCTTCGATGCGTATCCGTCCGTGTCCATTAAGCCCTGTAACAATGCCAGCCTCTGCTCGACGGATGCTAAAAAGTATTCCTCGGGAATATGCTTGTTCTGTATTAGGTTGTTTTCCCTCAACTTCTTCGACAAACCCTCTACCCTAACTATGTACATCTTGCCACCTTTGCGTTCCTCGACAACACCAAACCGGCTCAAATTCCAAGCATCCTCCTTTCCGCTACATATCTTGCCCTGACGAGAATATCCATCCCCAAGCCAATACCCTAACAAATACGGCTCAATAGGCAACTCCCTTTCCTCGCACTCTATCGCACGATTGACCGCTATGTACGGATGTCTACGATGCTTACGATTGAAAATGTTCTGCGTCTCCAATATCTCCTCTACACGACCCCTCCTATCATCGTGGTCGGAATATATCTTCCACAAATGCTCTGGCGCACATACCATACTCTCTCCGCCTGCCATCTCTACCCTCCTCGTACGCCAACTATATGCACCACTATTCCACAATACCCTCTTCGGCTTTCCGTCCTCACCAAACACATAGTCGCCCTCTACTAACTCTCCGTGGCTCTTCCACCCCCCTGTAGTCAATACAGGCTCATCTATCCTCAATGCTTTTCCAAACTGAGGAGGCGCACTGATAATTAACTTCTTAACCTCCTTGTGAGCAAACTTGTTTAGTATCTTGTAGTAGTTACGATGACACTTCGTCATCTCTAACTCTGGATGCAAATAACGCAGATATATCCCCAAATCACGCTCCGACATATACCGCACCATCTGCTCCGCATACATCTCCTCGTTCATCACCTGCCCTCCCTGTACTTGCCGTCCTGCATCTCTCCAACTATCCTGCGCATATCCTCCTCACTCAAATTCCCGAAGTTGTACTGGTTGATAGTCTGCTTCCGCCTATCACTCCTGCCAACCGCACCTATCAATCGCATCCTCTGCATCCCAATGCGCAACAAAGTGTCCAAGTACCTCGGGTCTCCACTCTGAGGCCTGCTCGCAAAACACTCGTCTATCTCGTCCATACTCAACCCCCTCGCCATCAATGCCGCATACTCCATAGGCTTTAACGAACGCTTGCTGTTCTCGTAGTCCCGCATCACTACCTCCTCCAAACTGTCTATACGCATCATCTCCCTACTTATCATATCGTCCATCGCCCCTATGTTCGCCTCTCTCCAAGCCTCTAATGCCTCCCCCCTGATGTCCCTCACAGTATTACTCCCCATCCCGTACTTCCTCGCAACCGCACTCATAGTCTCACCCTCCGACAAATCTCGCATCACTCCTACCCTCCGCTCTACTGATGTATTGTCCAATTTTCCCATTTTCTTTCCTCCTTTCTCACAAAGATACACTTTATTTCTTAATTTTAGTACCGCGCACTATGGGCGGACTAACTCCCCCCCCCTCCACCGCTCCGCCCCCGGGGGTGTCAGATTAGCCCCCACCTTGTTAGTTATGTCGCCCCGTGGCTGCTCTCCGAAGTGCTTGACGCACC